GTGTTGTTCCTGATAGTGTGGTAGAACTTGGTGGTAGCTTAATATTCTTAGGACCAGATGGTTTTAGACCAATATCAGGTACGAATAAAATTGGTGATGTGGAACTAGAAACAATTTCTAGACAAATTCAATTTACAATTACTGCAATCTTACAAGAAATGGTGGCTGGTTCTATTGATCCAGAAACATTAAGCTCTGTAGTACTTCGTAAAAAGTCACAGTTTAGATTGTTTCTTCCATCAGAAGGAACATTTGGTTTGTTAGGTGGTCTGAGGGCTGGTGAAAATGGTGTGGCTTTTGAGTTTAGTCAACTCTTTGATTTTTCAGCTACTTGCGCTTCCAGTGGATACATAGGAATAAATGAGATTGTTATTCATGGGGATGCTTCTGGAAAGGTGCATCAACAAGAAACAGGTAGTTCTTTTAATTCTTCTACAATTTTAAGTATCTATCAAACACCTTATTATTATTTCCAAGATCCTACCATTAGAAAGAACTTCTATAATTTCACTACCTTCTTGCGTAGTGAAGGAAGCTCTACCATTGGTCTAGGTGTTAGCTATGATTTTGAGGATAGTCAGAATGTGTTTAATCCTGCTAACTATACGATGACAACAACAGGTGCAGCAGCTTATTATAACGAAGCTGTTTATGATGCTGCTGCAATCTTTGATGGTAATCCATCACCAGTTGAGAAAGTAAATATTGAAGGCTCTGGATTCTCCATTGCTTTCAAGTATGTGACTAATGATACGAATGCTAGTCATACAATTCAGGGCATGGTCTTGAATTATTCAATGAATGACAGACGCTAAGGAGAACTACCTTGACAGGTTATGTAAGACAATCCGCTGCTGATATTGTACCTACCGCAGTTGTACGGGCAGCTCCTATTAACAATGAGCTTAATGCTCTGCGTGATACTTTTGCTGTTGGTGGTGGACATAAACACGATGGCACTGCTGCTGAGGGTCATCCTGTTCCTGTCATTGGTGACAGTGACTTACTAAATAAGATTGCTACCGACACAGGTAACAATCGTCATGGTGTGTTTGTTGAAGTAGCTGGTGCTGCTGTTGAGCAGGTTCGCTTTCAAGATGGTGCTATTGTTCCAGTAACAGATAATGATGTTGACTTAGGTACAAGTGCTCTAGAGTTTAAAGACTTATACATTGATGGTACAGCCAACATTGACAGCTTAGTTGCTGACACTGCTGACATTAATGGTGGCACTATTGATGCTGCTATTATTGGTGGAACCACACCAGCAGCAGCTACTGTTACAAACCTTACTGTCAACACAGCAGCAACAATTGCTTCTGCTGATATCAATGCTGGTACAGTGGATGGTACTGTTATTGGTGCTAGTGTTGCACAGGCAATTACAGGTACAACAATTACAGCCACTACAGGTTTTGTTGGTGGTCTTACTGGTGCTGTTACTGGTAACACTGCAGGTACACACACTGGTCCTGTTGTTGGTAATGTGACAGGTAATGTCACTGGTAATGTTACAGCCTCTACAGGCACATCTACATTCAACGATGTAACCATCAATGGTGGATTGAACATGGATGCTGGCACTGCTGCCACCATCACCAACCTAACAGCTCCTACCAATTCAGGTGATGCAGCTACCAAAGGCTATGTAGACACAGCAGATGCGCTTAAGCTTAATTTAGCTGGTGGCACAATGAGTGGTGCAATTGCGATGGGTACTAGTAAGATTACTGGACTAGGTGACCCAACTCTTGCACAAGATGCTGCCACTAAAACTTATGTTGATACATCTATCAGCAACTTAGTAGCTGCTGCTCCCGGAGCGTTAGACACTCTAGATGAGTTGGCTGCTGCTTTAGGCGATGATGCCAACTTTGCCACCACAGTGACAAACTCCATTGCAACTAAACTGGCTCTTGCTGGTGGCACTATGAGTGGTGCAATTGCAATGGGAACAAATAAGATTACTGGCTTAGGTAATCCTACTCTTGCTCAAGACGCTGCTACTAAAACTTATGTAGATACAGCAGACGCACTAAAACTAGATCTTGCTGGTGGCACAATGAGTGGTGCTATTGCAATGGGGACCAATAAAATTACAGGTCTTGGCAATCCCACAGCAAACCAAGACGCTGCTACAAAAACCTATGTAGACACTGCTGATGCATTGAAGCTGTCCTTAAGTGGTGGCACTATGAGTGGTGCTATTGCTATGGGTACTAGCAAGATCACTGGAATGGGTGATCCCACCAGTGCTCAGGATGCTGCTACTAAGAACTACATTGATGTGTTGTTTGGTAGCACCGCCACCGCTGCTGCCTCCGCTGCTGCTGCAGCCATCTCTGCTGGCAACGCTGCCACCAGTGAAGGCAATGCAGCCACATCAGCTTCCAATGCTTCCTCTAGCGCAAGTGCTGCCTCTGGTAGTGCTACTGCTGCTGCTGCAAGCTATGACGCTTTTGATGACAGATATTTAGGTAGCAAATCCACTGTGCCTACATTGGACAATGATGGCAATGCTCTTCTAACTGGTGCTCTGTATTGGAACTCTGTTGGTAACATCATGTATGTTTACACAGGTTCTTCTTGGGTAGCTGCTGGCTCTGCTGTTAATGGTACAGCAGAACGAAGTGTATACATAGCAACAGCTTCTCAAACAACATTCTCAGCAACATACGATGTTGGTTATGTTGATGTATACTTGAATGGTTCTAAGCTGCAGGTAACAGCAGACTTTACAGCCACTGATGGCTTAACTGTTGTGCTGACATCTGGAGCCACTGTTGGGGATGTTGTTGACATTGTTGCCTATGCTGCTTTTGAGTTGGCTAATGTATATACACAAGCTCAGTCAGATGTTAGATATGCACAGAGAGCTAACAACTTATCAGACCTTGCTAATACAGCTACAGCTAGAACAAACTTAGGGCTAGGCACTGCAGCTACAACAGCTAGTACAGATTATGCTACATCAGCACAGGGTACTTTAGCTGGTACAGCTTTGCAACCTGCTGCTATTGGTACTACAGTGCAAGCATATGATGCTGACTTAACTACACTTGGTGCGGGTGGTAGTGGTGCTCGTTCATTCCTTGGCCTTGCTATTGGTACTGATGTGCAAGCATATGATGCTGATTTAACTACACTTGGTGCAGGTGGTAGCGGTGCTCGTTCATTCCTTGGCCTTGCTATTGGTACTGATGTACAGGCTTGGGATGCTGACCTTGATACATGGGCAACTAAAACTGCACCATCAGGTACTGTCGTAGGTACAACAGATTCTCAGACTCTAACAAACAAGACTCTTACTGCACCAGTATTAACTACACCAAACATCACCACTGGTTTATTATTAAATAGTTTATCTGGTACTGCTGGTCAAATTATTACTTCAGCAGGTAGTGGAAATGTACCAGTGTGGGCAGATGTTCCACCAAGTTTTTCAAATAGCAAAGCCTTGTTCTTTGCTAGTTTCTAACAGGAGAAGATAACAATGGCTACAGGAATCTTAGGACAGTTTGCACCTAGTGCAACTACAAACACCACAGTGTATACAGTACCATCTGCGAAGATTGCTACATTCAATATTAACATTGTCAATCGTGGCACTGCAGTGGCAACAATACGCATTGGCATCAGTGCTACTGGTACACCCGGTGACACTGAGTGGATTGAATATGGTGCTCAGATCTTAGCTAATGGTGGCATACTTGAGCGTACAGGTTTGGTGGCACAAGCTGCTAAGAATGTTGTTGTTTATTCGGATGTAGCTAGTACATCTGTAACAGTTTATGGATATGAGGAGTAATTAAATGGGACGCAATACTACAACCCCCCTGCCGCAATCACTTGATAGATTCTCTGTTGGTGAAATTCAAGACCTTTCTGGAGTAGCTACTTTTTATGATGCTGGAACTTCTAAATGGTTAAGGTCTGCCGTAGCAACATTGTCTAGTAATTTAAATGCAACAACAAAGACAAATCTTGCTAATGCTGGTACAGCGGCAGAACCAACAGTTTTAGCGCAAAGTGCTTTGTCTTCTTCTTATAATGGTTTTGGTTTTTATGCAACCTACCCTATTGAAAGAATATCTGCAAGTAACATTTCAGTAGTCCCTGCTTACTACACTGGCACAACTGCGGTTGGTGTGGGTGTGGTGACATCTGCTGGTCTGCAAGCTGTGGCTACAGGGCAGACAAGTAATAGGACAAGTCACACACAGAATGGTACAAATGCTGTTGTTGCTGGTAATGGTACAACCATATTTTCTTACTGTTTTACAAGTGCAACTGCTTTAAGTGCCGCATATACAACAAATGGAACAACATGGACTACTGGAACAGTTACTGGTCTTCCTGTTTTTTCATCTGATGCTACAACAGTAGCACACGCATCTTCGGTTAGCAGTGGTTCCTATACAGTAGCAAGTACAGCAGGTTGGAAAAGAGGCTACCCCGGTGGCGGTGCTGGTCAACTTGCTGTATTTTGGTGTGGTGCTAGATTTTTGGTGCTTGGCCCCGGAACTGGTCAAACAAACTATGTTGCTTCTTTATCTACCGATGGTCTTGCTTGGGGTGGAAATAACACAACTGATGTTCTTGGTGCAACAGGAAGGGCTACAACACTAGATATTAATTTTTATCGTAATGGGAATAATTGTTTTCTAGCGGTTGGGGGTTGTCAGCGTTTCTCAACTGATGGCGGTGTGACTTGGGCAAATACCACTGGTGCGGGTGCAGGTTCGCTAGACATAGGTCAAGGTTTTCTTCAAGTTAACACTTCAAACCCAGCAAAATTGCTTTTTATAAATGGTACGGGTTCAACAGTCGTATACTATTCGGCAGACTCTGGCGCATCATGGTCAGCAGATAGACCGATTCCATTTACAAATCCCAATGGCGGCCTTTATTACAAAGGTTCTACTCTTGTTGTTGGAAACGGGTCTACTCAAAACTTTGTTTCAACAAACGATGGTGTTACTTGGACGGCAATAACAACTCCAATTGGCACATTGTCAACAGCCCTGTCGTTTGCGGCTGATGCAAATAGATTTTATGCGGGTGTGCGTAGTCAACCTCAAATATTGACATCGTCAGATGGCGTTACTTGGACGCTTGTAACATTGTCCCAAAACTTCAGTGTATCCCATCTAAACACTATGTATGGTTATGGGATTGTTGCGTATGATTCCAACACAGTTGCACTGGTTGGTTATTCTAATGCTACTGGTTATAACCAAGCTGTTTTTACGCTTGATGGTGGTGTAACTTGGACTTGCTCACAGTTTACAGTTGGTAATATAGCGGGGCAGTGGGGTGTAGGTAGTGCTTTTGTGACACCAGACGCTGGTGGTATTGGTTTTGTTTTTAGCATGTCTGGTTTAACTACTAGCAACAATACTAATATGTTTAAAACAGACATAGTTGGTGGTGGTGCGTTTTATAGGACAGGTGTTACAGC